TTTAGTCCACGTTCCAAATACAGTACCACCATCATCCCAATCTCCTGTCTCTGCTCCACCTTGTAGGTTTTGCGCAGTTCCAAAGATTGAATTGTCCACTTGCTTACTTAAAGCATAGCCAGCATCATCTGTGTAGAATTTACGCATTGAAGCGAGTGATTGTACCTCTGCAATATCCTCGATTAGCTTAGAATATTCATAGTGCTTATCGATTGTTACTGTGAGTTTAGTGTTAGTTGCAGCACTTAATGTAACTTGAGTGTTTGCAGCTTTGACACTTGCTGAGCCTCTTGCAGGTACAGGAATGTGAATTGAATCACCTTTCTTACCTTTATGAGCCAGCTTAGTAACTAAATTAGCTACTACTAAATTTGACTTGTACGCACCTATAACTTCATCGGACCATAGTTCCGGAATGAAGTTATTGGCGACAGCCAAAGTGACTTGATTTGAACCTAAAGCCATTTTACTTCTCCTTTATATAAATGATTATTTAACTCTACCTTCTACGTATGCTTGCTGAATTTCATCAGCTAACGATTCGTATCGTCTAGGGTCTGTTACCTGTAGATTGATTAAATCAGCTCTACGGTAAACCTTCTTTCCACCTACAGAATCTCCTGAAGAGCGTGTTTCAGAGGTAGTCTTACGTAATACTTTCTCTCTTTTAACTTTCTCAGCAGCTCTTACTTTAGCTGTGGTATCTACTTGATTGAGTTGTTTCCATGTAGAAAACAATTCATTAGCAGAATCAAAGTCATAAGAGTCAGCAGCACGGAATATCTCTTGTCGTATCTTGCTTGCTCCAATCCAGTCTTGAAAGCCTTTATCTTCAACTATAGTTTTAAAATCAGGGTGAGCAGACTCTAACTGAGCTGTCTGATATGATTGATTTTGTTTAACTCTAATCTCTCTAGCTTCCACCATGTCAGGATGATTTTCTATAGCTGAGTTAACTGCGTTAGCAGGGTCAGCATAGAACTGTTCCTCAAATGGCACTGGTTCTTCTTTCGGTTGGCTAGCTTCCGGAGCTTGATATTGATTTGCTGACAAACTTTCAATGAGTTTACGTTGTTGTCCAACTTCCATTCCTTGTTTACCTAATACTCTTTCAGCATTTTGGTGCATCTCAATAACGTCTTCTAGTGTCTTTCCAGCATACTTCTCAGGAAGTGTAGATTCTGGTTCTGTTATCTCAACTTGTGTTTCTTCTTGGATATCATAATCCTGTTGAGTTTCTTGTGCTTCTACTTCTTGATTTTCTGTTACCTGTGTGTCACCTAAAGGTGCTTCTTCTACTACTATACTCATTTTGGTCTCCGCCCCGTAGGGTTGTGAAGTTATATTTGGTAGAGTCCTACAAGGAGGATTGTTCTACCGCTAGTTTTGTTGCATCTTCTAAACTATTTAACTGTCTTAGAATTTGCAACTGACCTTTCGCATGGAATAGGTCTTTCTCACTTTCAAGACTGCGTATATCTACGACATTCTCTTCAGTAACTTTCATGTCTGCTACCAAGTCTTTCCATCCTTCGGTTTCAAACATATCTAATCTATCTTTTAAAAACTGTTCATCAGTCTTAGGCATTATTGTACTCTTGTACTGATAGCTGATTTAGTGCCAGCTTCTCTAGCCTTAGCTAGATTTAATATAGTCTCTGATTTAAGGTGTTCCATCTCAGGAATATTTCTTTGAGTCTCAGATTGTTGATTAGCTATATCTGACTTCATCTTATCTATAGATAAAGCATCTTTTTGTAAATCAATAATCTCTTTCTCTACCTTTATCTCATTAGGCATTGCCATAGCAGCTTGTGCTTGATGTAATATAGCTCTACCTTTTTCTTCTTCAGCTTCAGCTAGAGTCTTTTGTATCTCAGCTTGTAACTGTTGTATCTGTAGTTCATTACCTATGTTCTCTAACTCTTCTTGTCCTTCATCAGGCTGTTGTCCTTGCAGTAGAGACTGTACTATCTGGTCTCTATTATGGATACTAGAGTTTTGGAACAATGCTACTAGGATTACATCAAAAGCAGGTGAGTCTTTTGGTATTGATTGTAACATCGCAACCATCTGAGTCATCTCTAATTCTTTTGCCATTATACCCATAGTAGAATAGGGTATAAATTTATAATCATTAACAGGATATCTTTCTACATCAAACTGTATCTTACGCCATAGAGACTTTTGTATCATAGGCACAAGGAATGTATTCTGGAAATTCATAAGAGTACGCTTCTGTCTCTTAATAGCAGCACTTTGCTGCATTGACATACCACTAGCTGTCTCTCTATTACCAGTACCTACATCAGAACTACCCGTACCCATCTGAATCATAGCCTGTAAGCTTTGAACTTGTTGGAATGTAGAAGGGTCAGTAGTACCCATGTCTAAAGGCATGATAGCATCTCTAGGTGAACCATTAGTAAGTATAGTTTTACCCGGTCTCACTTCAAACTTGACACCTCTAGGTAGTCTTGTAGCATCCGCAGCCATCATAGGTGTAGTTGTTAAAGCTAATGAATCAATTCTAGCTCTCATCTCAGCATCTAATGCTTTCTGACTGTTGTATCCTTTCTCACAAATTCCTCTACCCCAGAATTTATTAGGAACAATGTCATGTTGATATGATATGAAAGGTCTATCTTCCATAAGGAATAGGTTTTGTTCTACTCTTAGTATATGTGAGTCATTAACAATAGTAACTACTGCTTCAACTAACTCATCTTTCTTTGTATACTCAAAGTCGTCTTTATCTTTACTAGCTTTAAGGAATCGTTTAGGTACTTTACCCCAGTACTCTGTTATCTTAACTGAATCAGACTCATCTGCTTGCTTAGTCTCAGGGTCGTAACCAAATGTAACTGTATCATAGTCACCATCAAGAGGTACATCTCTATATATACCTGCTCTAATACCTTCAACTACATGGTAGCGAGGTTTGATTACTTCATGGGCAACACCTAATGCTTCATTAATGCTATTAGCAGAAGGGTCTATAAGGAATTCTTTAGGAGATATAGGTTGTATCATTACATCTATTGATGGATACTCTACTAATTGACGAGTAGTAGCACCTGTACCTTCGATAGGTACTTCAACAGGGGAACGCTCTACGTTTTGTTCAACAACTATCTTTCCAATACCTGTTCCGTATATAGCACTATTGATGAATACTTCACATATAGCATCTTTACAGCCTGTCTTCTCTAGGTCTTCTTGTAATAGGTTACGAACATACTCAGCATCGCTAGGGTCTTCGTCTAATTGGTCATCTTTAATGTCAAACCACTTACCACGACCAAATGTAGCTTCCTCTAACTCCGCAACAGCAGATTCAACTGCTTGTTGTAGTGCAGGTGCTATGATTCTAGACTTTTCAGAGGTACGTGTCCTATCTTCTTGTAACCATGTACCACGCCATAGACGATAATACTCATCCCACTTAGTTACATAGTTAGTATCTCTGTGTGTTCTCCAGCCTTCTAGTCTATAAGACAGCCATCCAGCTAAAGCTTGGTATTTAGTTTCTTTATCATCAAACATCTATAGAAATAGCTCCACTAACGTAGGTATAGCTGCGGAGTATAGCACATTTTAGGTAGTTACGTAGAAGTATTTGTTAAATTACCTAATATCCGGCTATATCGTCCATAGGTTCCCAATCATCTTCCATATCTATAGAGTATGCGAAGTCAGCTATGGACACTTGGTCTATATAAGCAAGAGCATCCAGTAAATCGTCATGTGAAAGGTGATTAGGAAAGTCTAACATCTGTGATGTAAAGTGTTTCCACTCTCTATCTTCATTAAAGCTTATTTGTCCATGCTCCATCCTACCTTGTAGTGACCATGTTATACGTTCTGTCTTCTTTTTACCACCATGTCGTAGTTCATCTATATGTACAAACCTATTTTGACTTCTCATCTCATCTTCTAGGTAAGGCATGATAGCATTTTTTAAAGAACCAGTCTCTATACCTACAGTTGTAGCTTCACATATCTCAGCAGCTTTAAGAATCTTAGTTGCTGTCTCTTTAATACCCCATCTTCCATGTAGTATGTCTTTAACCCACCATTTATCTCTATCTATCTTTACAATAGCTATAGCTGTCTCATCTAATTTAGAACCTTTT